CGGCCCGCCCCGAGGTCCTTGCCAAAGGCCCCCGAGGTTAACCTGGATTTATTAAGTTGTTTCCTTCAACCGAACAGCCAGAGGAGCGTTGCTCCCCCAACCTTGCAGATTGGTAGCTCGACAACGCGCTCGCGCACGTCCGCCCACTGCAAACTGTGTTCTCGATCCACACATACGGAAGTATAGATCGGGGCCCGTAGACCACTACCGACGAAGTTTTACGACGTTGTAAGGTCGAGGTGTCCGCTTGCGCGGCCTACCTCGTCGGGTAATACTCTCTGAGCTGGTTCGCTCGAAAGGTTTGCTACATGCAGATCGAATAGACGGATCTACTCTTCCTGGAAAGGAGTCTCGGCTGTACGCTGCGGGTTGGCTCGATGCCATTGCCCTACGCGGATTACCAGTCTGGGAGACTAACCGAATACAGGAGAGAGAAAACATTCCATCGATTGCTGCAATACTTCGCAAGGAGTGCTGCAAACATTGCGATCGAGTCGTGAACGGCTCGTCAACGAGTCTTCTCGGCACACACCACCTAGGTGTGGGAGTGTACGGAGGCATCGCCCGCCCTCTTGGAGGGGGACGACAACGTTTCTGATTGGAGAACTGTCCGGTGATTACATCACCAACATGTCCGGGTACGGAGCAGAGGCCACCCATACCGACAAGCCCGTGAGGGTAGTCGATGAAGTGTAGTCAATGTTCACGTACTTACCAATCTCTCCGCGAACCTTGAGAATGAGCATGTGAGTCGACTGATTCACAGCGGTCTCAGACAGCTGGATGGCTCCAGCCGTCCCCGAGACGCTCATCGGGTTCAGAACGGAACCGACGGCGGAAGTAACAAGGATGAAACTGCCACTCTGAGTGAAGGTCAGGCGAACCTGATTCGACACCTCAGATGCTTCGAAGGGGACCGGTCCTGTATACACAGGCCCAGTGCTACCCAACGGGTCGGTCGGAGAGACGGTACCAGACGACACCATGGTGCCGCCAGGACATGAGTTTTCTGCAGTCGGGATCAGGAGCTCAACATCGTACTCGACGTAAAGCTCACCAAGTGTACCGCCGGTGGAATTGATTCCCACCAGCTGATTACCGAGGTCATACAACTTGATGTCGGAGCCGCTTGGAGCGGCCCCAACGCGCACGAAGCGCTTCGCGGCCAGACGGTCGGAAGAGCAAAGTGTGGAGTTGTCTTGCCACGGTGCGGAGCGACTAGCCCCTGAGAACGCAAGAAATTGCGCCTTTGTCTCGGGAGCGTCGTCGGACGCATCGTAATCCACTGCCAGCATCACAGTACCAGGTGTACTGGTCGGAGCTGAGGTCTCGAAGTCAAACTTGAGAGAGTGGAATCGGTACTTCTCATAACGAGAAGCCACTTGGGACAGCCAAGGAAAGAGCACTGGGACACCAGGATTGATCGGATGAGACAAGGTTTTGAAGAAACCCTCGTTCCCCTCGATATCTCGGATGTACTCGCGGTGCCGGACCCGGGCTGAATCACGGAGGGTGGTGACCTTCGGAGCACGCATCGTGCGCCGAGTCGCCACAGCGACTGGAGCAGAACTTCGGCCTGAGGCCACGCGTCTGCTGCGCGATCGTTGATTCTTGCTGGACATGGCGATACGTGAGATTCTATCACGTTTGCTGTAGTTAGTATTGGATCCAACTCCACAGCTGGAGTCCGACTGTTCATTGTTGAACAGACACTGTCAAATACCCATCACCCTCCAAGAGGTAGGAAAGATATTCCGTTGGCTAACACCCAATGGTCTTGGGGCAATGTCCTCATCCGTGCAGTCTGTCGACATTCCGCGGTCGTAGATGGTACATTGTGGCTCCTAGTGAGCATCCGATGCATCTCTCGCTTAGTACGTAAGTATTTACGCTTCAACTCCAAGACTCAAGTCTCACCCGGCTAAGCTGGGCGTGACTGTCGTTGTCTGGAGGTAAGCAACGTTTTGGATGACTTGGGTTCAACAACCCAATGAGTGATTTAACGTCCTCTCCAAGACGAACGTAAGTGCTACACTGTACGCCGGAGTGTTACCCTCTCCAGGGGGATCCAACCTGTTCTGTTCTCCAGTCAACCTTGGCAGGGTTGACCTTCACCAGGCCTCGAAAGGCCAGGCGGAATGGGATGGAAGTGCCAGGTACTTTTCTCTAGTACCTACAATTGCGAAGCGCGGTGGATGGTCAATCCAATAACGCAGACGATACTCCCGGACGGGCGGTTCATGCCAAGCCAATGCCTTGCGGCAAAGGCGAAGCACCAGCCGATCCTTCATGAGCGAGTCGTGGTTGTCGTTCTTACGATGCATCTTGATACCCAGACCTTCACGGTCAAGCGAGTACTCGACGTTTCCTCTAACGAGGCAACCACCGGCCCTCTGGACTTGTTCCAGGGAAGGCCTGTCTGTGCAGATCTTCCGACCATCATCACCATTCACGAATGTCCGCTCAGGGTCTTGTGCCCAAGCAGTCGATCTCATACACATTGAAAAGTAAGCATCTGCCACCGTCTCCCAGTCTTCAGACTTACGGAGGGGACCGAACGTCCCGAGCCTTAAAGGCTCCAGTGCAGGCTTTAACTTCCTAAACTTCTTCACCGCTTCAGTGCAGGCGAAGGGGAGTGTGTGATCGAACTTCTCGATAATCCATGTCTCAAGAGGGTTCCGCAGACAGAACGTCGCGACCTTTCTTTGAGCCTCACTGATGCCATAAGGTTTACCAGTGAAGTTCTTCAATCCGACGCCACCGAGGCGACGTGGGAGGAACAGATTAGGAGAAAAGCTGTTGCCGGGGGAACTGTCCTTCAGTCGGTCTGTCAGAGCGACAATCCGAGGGAGGAGCATCCTGCGAGCAAAACGAGCTACATCGTCAGGGACAAAGGAGGAAACTTCCTCCCAAATCATCGGTGCGGAACGAAGGCAGAGTAGAGACTCCGACTTCACCCGGTATCCGAGAGCAAGTGCGCTGTTGAGATAGCCACACCGCTTACCTGACTGATGGTACATTCGTGAGTTAATGAGAGCCCATTGCTTGGATCGATAAGTCTTCAAGTCGTTCACGACTAGACCCACGTCCCCGGCATTGGACTTCCACCGCTCAAATGATTCCTGATTTCCACGAAACAGAATATCGTCTCCGTTGATAAGCACCGGTGCGACTGCGAGATCCATCCAAGATGTGATCCCCGTCGTCCGCATGTACGTCGACAGATTGATGATACAGAGGATAGGAAAACTCAAGGGGTGACCCATGAGCTGACCGTTTGTCTGTTGCACACGTTGTCCATCTGGATACTTGATCATTGATCCGATCAGGGAATTCCAGGCCGATACTCCAACGAGCGTCTTGGTCAAGCCAAGATTCTCCAGTATCCGGTTAAGGGCAGAGACGGTGACGTCCATGTGCATCTGGTCGGTGGCCGAGCTGTAATCGCCGGAGCAGAACTCCCCTTGATCGAGATTTCTCTCGAGGAAACGGATTCTGAACCGCTCATCAACATGCTCCACAGCAGTTGAGTACAGCTGCATTGACCACCTGGAAATCAGAAAGCTTTGCAACCTACGGAGACCTGTATACAGATCTCCTGGTCCTTTCGTAATGATACGAAACTTGCCTGGCTCAGGAAGTGCTTGATACTCTGTCCGATGAAGGGACTGAGCGCTCGTCTGACGAGACCAGTATCTTTCGAGACACGTGTCTTGTTGACGCTGATGCACCTGTGAGAGCATTCCTAGCTCTCCAAGCATCAAGTTCACTCCGAGACTTTGCTCAGCATGTGCCCCGCCATCACTGCAACCTGTGTCAACAGTGGCGCGGTAGGTAGGCACACACGAGCCCGGCTTGTAAACGGTACCAGGCGGTACCACGATGTCGACTGCCCTGAGGACCCAGGCAATCGCATCCTCTGTGGTTTGGTGCGACTGTGACATTAAGTCACGGTGCTTCTCCATCGCGAGTTTAGAATGATACTCTGACATCTCATGCCAAGAGCGCTTCGACTCCATCAACGATCGGATGAAACACATGGAACGGAAGTTTCCGTGTCGGGCCTTTACGGCGAGAAGCTTAATCCTACGATTAAGAGCTCCCCGGACGGGCCCGCACGCTACACCTGTTCCAGTCATAGCCAGTGAGTGAATCGCGACGAAGTACTCTTTCAGTAGAGACTCGCCGAGATCACACGCAAAAGCCACATACAATTCGCGCACCAAGCGGTCACGAGAGTTCGCCAACGCAATCCTCTGTCTCATGTTCAGTTTACCAACTGGCATGAATACCGAGAAGACGCGGAAGAGCGACTCGATCGCAACTGCACCGCGACCGTTCCAACCCTTTGGGTAGGTCGGTCCGGTCATCCCTTGACTCTTTTCTATGAGAGAGTCACTGAACTCACCACGCGCGAGTGGGAAACTCACACGATCGACGTTCGTAACGTTGTCGGCTCCTTTGCCGGCGACTAATGATTCTGTCGCACGGGATCGGAGACACCAGAAGGGTGTCTTCGGACCGGGTGAAGGGCGGGC